GGTCGCCTTGATCTTCTGCTCGAGGTTGAGCGTGACTGCACCGGAGGCGGACGCGCCGAGGGCACGGGCGATGACCCGGTCCACCTGGAACGAGCCGCCCATCACGGCCAGGTCGACGGTGTAGCGCTGCGTGGTGACGTTGTGCGGCGCGTACTCGACGTTGAGTTCACGGGTCGCAGCGGTGGGCTGCGTGATGAGCCGGCGGTACCCGTAGGTGAGGGTGCCGCCGCCACCGGACGGGTTGACGGCGTCATCGAAGATGAGGGCGTCGAGGATCGCGGATTCCTTGCGGAACTCGTCGATCACCATCAGGTCAAGGTCGTCTTGGACGTTGTTCTTGGCCTCAGCCAACGAAACAGGCATGGGGTGCCTCCATGGTCGAAACGGTCGGTGTTGCTGTCCGCTTTCGGCCCGGGTGGCCGCCGTGTTTTCGGTCCCGTCGGACCGCCGTGATTACCGCCCCGTCGGGCGTGCGTCGCTCAGCTCGCCATGCGGCGGGCGACTGCGTCTTGCATCGACTTGGGTTTGTCGTCGCCGCCGCCGTTGAAGTCGGCGCCGGAACGACCGCCACCTGCGGCTGCTTTGAACTCGGGGAAGTCCTTGAGTGTCGCCTCGACCGCTGCCTTCACGGCCGCTGCGTCGGGTTTGCCATCGGCGGTGAGCGAGTCGATGTCGGCCAGGTCGACGAGGCGCATGAAGCGCTCCACTTTCGAGGGGTCAACCTTGGCTGCCAGCGCCAACCGTTCGGCGGTGACTTCGACCTTGGTGGCGAGTGCTTCACGCTTGGCGTCGTCACGTTCCTTCTCGGCGTCTGCCTTCTCGGCTTTCGCCCGTTCGGCGTCGTCGAGCTTTGCCCGTTCGGCGGCGGTCTTGGCGTCGCCCTCCCAGCCCTTGCGAGCCATGCCGACGCGCTTGTCGATGAGTGCATCGAGGTCGGCTTGCGACATGGTGACGGTGGCGGGCTTGTCGCCGGCACCACTGTCGTCGCTCTTGTCGCTGTTGTCGGTGCCGCCGCCCTTGTCGTCCTGTCCGCCAGAACTGTCACCGGCACCACCGCCTGAGCCCGAACCGTCGTCGGATGCGTACGCGATGAGACCGAGCATGCGGGCGAGAAACAGCGTCTGGAACATCCGGCGCATCATCCGCCGCTACTACGACAGGGCCACGTTGAGCACGTCGAAACGGCCGTGCCCGAGCTCGTCACGGTGCCGCTCGCACGCCGCCCACGAACGCAGCTCGACCGTCGGGCACACCGGGCAGCGGTACGTCTGTCGGGGCGCACGCCCCTTGATCTGGGTGCCGACCATCAACTGCGCACGACTGTGCGTTGCGGCTGCGCCTTCAGACTGTTGCCCTCAACATGCGTCTTTAGCGCCCGGCGCCACTCACGGACCTTCCCTGCCGCCTGACGCTGCGCCACCGGAGTCAACGCCGTCAACTCGCGTCGACGCCACATGCGCACCCCCCGCTCGAGCCGACGCTGCTCGTTGCGGAGCCGCTCACCTTCGGGGTCAGCGGTCGGTTTCGGCATCGGCCGCGTCAACCCGACGATGTACGCACCGAGCACGTGACGGCAGTTGGCATGCAGCAGCCCCTGCTCTTGTGCTTCCTCAACGGTCGCCATGACGGTGGCACCGTCGGCGAGCGCGGTGCCCGGGGCTGTGCCGCCCAATGTGAGCACACGTCCCTCGAACGGGCGGCAGGCCGAGCATTCACCGGCGTGGTCGGACACGATCACCAGGTCACGGCCGGCGGCCACGAAACGGTCCAGCGTGCCGGCTACTTGGGCGCGTCCCACAGCGGTACGGGTGGCCATCTCGGCGTAGGTGTCGGCTTGCCAGCGGCGGCCAGCGGAGTCAACGAACCCGGTGATGCCCTGATCAGCCCAGCGCGCCACCGCTTGGTGAGCGGCCTGCCGGGTGGTGGTCGTGCCGGTCACAGCGAGCGACGACGCCTCTGCGATCACGGAGCGGTACATGTCGTCGGTGGCTCGCAGGATCTGGGTGTGCATCGACTGCAGCCGGGTGATCGTCTCGGTGATGATGGCGTCAACGGCACGGGTGTTAGTGACCCCGAAGCGGGCAGCAATCCCGGGTTCTGGTTGCGTAGCGCCTCTGCGCCATCCGTCGGTGACGGCGGTGCGCACCGAGTCGGGGCCGAGCGTGACGAGCCGTTCGACGACGGCCCGGGCGTCTTCGCGCAACCCGAGCTGCTCCATCAGTTTGCGTTCAGCCCACCCGGGCTGATCGATGCCGCGTGCCAGTCGGCGGGCGACGATGGAGAGGAGCTCGTCGACGGCCTGCCCGTAGAGGTCGGCGGTGGACTTGGCGAGCCTCAGGCCGAGCTCGGGGTCAGCGCCCGCTGGCATGGTTCGGCCAAAGGTGTTCGCTGTCGCAGTGCTCGCAGAACACGACACCGGTGGGCACGTCCCGGGTGTTCTCCCGTCCGCACCAGCGGCACTTGTCGGGCGGGGCCGTGGCCGTCTCGCACCAGCCTGGCGGCGGCAGTGACGGATGCGGGGGCATCAGCCTTGCCCATCTGCGATCTCGACGATGAACGGCGGGATCTGCCGCGTGACCATCGTCAACCAGATCCCGTTGCACGACTGCAGTCGTTCGATGTCGCCGTCCTCGAGTGCGATCAGCATCGAGATATGAACCTCGCCGTCGATGATCCCTGCGACGGCCTCGACGGGCCGGACGCGGTCGTTGGTGAGGCCACCGTCAGGCGGTGAGATCACGAACCGGTTGCAGCCTTCGGGGATGACCTCATCAGGGATCGGCACCGGCCTCATGACGCGTCCCGCATGCGTCGATGGCGTTCGAGTGATGAACCAGGCGGGTGCCCGATATGGAACACGTGGCATCGCCCACACCGGTACGGCTCGATGCGGTCCCCGGACTCTTTGCTCGACGCCTTCGCTTTCGCCGCTGCGATCTTGCGGGACGTGTAGCCCTGCTTGCCGCATGCTGTGCGCTCAAGCACCTTCGTGCGCGAAACCTGCCCAGTGGCCAGGTCAACAACAGTGCGGGGCTTCACCGCTCGACCCTGACCACGTATGTGACCGTTGCGATCTCGTCGCCGTGAACGACCAGTCGCCCGTCCTCGGTCCGCTGATATTCGGCTGTCACGGCTCCTGGATCGACGTGAAGGCTCAACAGGTACTCATCGTCGGGTAGGTCAAGCGCAGCGAGGAAAGCTGCTAGTTGCTGCCTGAGTGCCGCCCGCGAGACCGTCGTCTTCACTCGTCATCCCCTATTGACTCGTCGTTCTGCTCGTCGCCATCGTCGAAGCCGCCGACGCCACCGGTCGGGTCCTCAACCGTCATGCCTGTCTCGGCCAGGATCCGCTGCACTTCGGCAGCGACCTCGGCCTCGTCGAGCTCGGGCTGCGCCATACGCACCAGCGTCTCGGTTGACGCTGCATGCGCCCGTGCCAGTAACTCGACCGTTTCGGCGTTCTCCCGAGGGTTGTCCGGCAGACCGTCGAGAAAGTCGAGGCGGGGCCGCATCGGTTCGACCGGCGATCGGAACACTTCCCGATCAATGACCAGCATCAGCTCGGCCATGTCCTCCACGGCTTGCCGCCAGTAAGCCTGTTTGCGGCTCGTGGTGCGCATCGACCGTGTCTCGTCGGCCCGTACCTCCGTAGCGGTGCGGTCGACGGTTCCGGTGCCGTGCATCCCGAACGACTGCGGGCTGTAGCCGGCGGTTTGCACGATGCGTGCCCACAGCTCCGATGCCGTCGCAGCGTGTTCCTCTGCCCGGATCTCGAACTGGGTGAGCGTGATCCCGGCCTTCTCCGAAGATGCCGGATCCATGTCGAGCGGAGAGAACACTTCCCGGTCAACATCGAACGAGGCGCCTGAGCCTCGGCCGCTGCGATCCAGGAACTGGTTGGGGACGATGATGCGGTGCTTCGCCAAACGGATATCACGCATCCACGCCGACCACGTTTCGTCGAGCGCGTCCATCAACGATTCGACGCCTTGTGTGTCGGCACGACCGATCGGCTGTTTGCGGTGCCGGCGGTTCGGCCGCACGTTCGGAACGTGACGCACACCGAGGGTCTTCCATCCGCCGGGCAACGTGACCACGTCGGCCAGTCGGCTCGTTTCTGGTGACGCCGTCAGACTGGTTTTCGAGCCGAGCAGTTCCGGTGAACCGATGTACAGCCCATGCAGGATCCTGCCCGGTTCGTGCCGCTCGAGATGCCGCCACACAACGTTGGCGTCTTGGTGCACAACCCGCCAGAAGGTGACCGCGGAGAGGCGCCCGTATACGAACTCGGGGACGGCCTGATCGGCGTGCACCGTCGTCAACATTGGGTGATCCGCGATCGTCTCGTCCCACACCGGCCGCAGATACACGCCGCCCAATGCGGCGCACACCTCGGCCCCTTCGAGAAGCGTCGAGGCGAACCCGTCGAGCATGGCGAGTTCGACGAGCCGATCCTCGGTGGCTTTCGCTGCCGCATCAGCCTTCACTTCGTGCGCGGCGGTGATCGTCAGGACCGGTGTTTCGCCGAACAGCAGATCCGCCGACGTCGAGGCGATGTCGGCGGCCGCCGGAATGTGCAGGCGCTGCCGGTCGGTTTGGGCGTCGTCGAGGCGCCGGGCCCAGAACTTGGCCCGGTTGACGATCCCACCTCGGCGGCGCTGAGGCTGGGTGGCTGCACCGCCGTAGAACTCGGCCAGGCGCTGCTCGTCGCCGGCGTACCAGGCGTCGGCTTCAGCGATATCCCGCAGGATCGGCTGCCATTGCTTGGGCGGCCACGGCATGTTGCGGGGATTCTCAGGGAGCGGCACACCCGGCATGATCCCGGGCAACTACGACGGTCCATGTCGCAGCGTCAGATGAGAGGAACGCTCCCCCTGCCTGCCGGGTTCCAGTGGATGTTCCTGGTCGCCTCGGACATGCCACCGATCGAGCGCAAGTCGATCTCAAGCTCGAACGTCCAAGCGTCATGCCAGGTAGGGCGGCTGCTGGTTCTCGCCTGCATCCGCAGGTTAAAGATCCCGACATCGAGCCCAGGGGTGAAGTCAGGCGGCAGTTCGACCTTGAACTGGGCGAACCGAGTTTCGGCGGCACCAGGGCCGATGTGAAACGGGTGGGCGAATGTCCCATCGCCTGATCCCAAATCCGGGTAGTACTCGTTGAGCTCGAGAGGCCGGCCATCGGTCCACTCGTCAGGGACGTAGAGCCTCCCGTCGATAAAGGCTCCGCTTCTGCCTCCGTCATTGACCACAACGATGGGTAGCCGGATGTAGAGGAGCGTGAGCATGCCTTGACGCCGCCACGTCAACCAGTAGGCCGGCGGCCCAGACCCTCTCGGGATCAGCTTCATGTCGGCACGTCGATGGTTCCGGTAGAAGGTGAGCGCGGAAATTCCGACCGCAATAACCGAGAGCACCAACGCTGCGATCTCCATGGGCTTAAACGTAGTTGCGAAGCTGCCCCCCTACGCCGCTTGGTCGAGGTCGTCGGGTAGTGCGAGCCAGTGCCTCCACCACCGCGACGTGGCCCGGATCCCGTAGCGCAGCGCATCAACTGAGTGGTCGGCTTCCTTGAGTGGCTTCTCGTCGCCGTGCTTCGCTGCCTTCTCGTCCCACACGTACCCGGGCATTTCGTCACGGAGTCCGGTGCACGAGTCGTGGACCTGCACCATGTCGGCGGCGAGCAGTGACGAAACGTCGCGGATGCCGTCCAACACGGTGTTGTCGGCGCCGCGCACGTTGCACCATCCGTCACGGTGCAGCTGGGCCAGGAAGCTCGAGGCGGACGGGTCGACGTTGATGGAGTCGAGGCGTTGCCAGCCGTCTTCCCGACCGGTCTCGGTGTTGAGCCATCGTCGCAGCTGCTCGGAGTAGTCGGCGTCAGTCAGCTGCCGGCGTTCGGTGCGTGAGTCGTGGCGGTATTCGGCGGCGACATAGAGCTTGCGTCGATGGGTGGACACCCCGATGAGGAGCGCTACGAACGGGTTGATGGTGCCGTAGTCGCAGGCGACGATCCACCGGTCGCAGTCGGTGCGGCCGCCGTCGTCGGTAGGCATGGCGCTGATGACGTGGCGTTGCTCGTCCCACATGTCGTAGATCGAGCCGTCGGCGATGACCCATAGGCCG